CATGGGGCCCCAGAAGACGTACCACATCGGTGATCCGCTCCTCCAGAAGGAGACCGTCGCGAAGGAAGAGACCCCCGAGGCGTGGCTCCGGCGCCGCGTCGAGGAGATCTGCTGGAGGCCAGCATGATCATCCGTCCCGCCCTCGCCCTCGTCGCGCTCGTCCTCGTCACCGCCTGGATGGGTGCGTCGTGATCGCCGTCTACCTCGCCGCCATTGTCGCCGCCAACCTGTCCGTCGCCATGTTCGGCCCTGCCGCGTCGATCCTCAATGCGTTCCTGTTCATCGGCCTCGACCTGACGACGCGCGATGCCCTGCACGACCGATGGCACGACGACCACCTCATCCTGCGGATGGGCGCCCTCATTGCCGTCGGCGGCGCCATCTCGTTTGCCCTCAACGCCGGGGCCGGGCAGATCGCCGTCGCCTCGACGGTCGCCTTCGCGCTCGCCGCCACGGTCGACGGCCTCGTCTACGCCGCGCTCGGTGACCGGGCCTACCTGGTGCGCGTCAACGGGTCCAACATCCCGGCCGCGGCCGTCGACTCGCTCGTCTTCCCGACCATCGCGTTCGGCTCATTCCTGCCGCTCGTCGTCCTCGGCCAGTTCGCGGCCAAGGTCGCGGGCGGCTTCGTCTGGAGTCTGGTGCTCAATGCTCTATCTGTCCGGCGTCGTGCGGCCTGACATGCCCGCGATGGTGACCCCGCGCATGGGCCAGCGGCCCCCCGACGGCCAGCCATGGGCGGCTGACAACGGGCGCTTCTCGGCGCCGCAGAACTACACCGACGAGGCGTACCTCGCGTGGCTCGCGAAGATGCCGGCAGAGTCGTGCCTCTTCGCCACCGCGCCCGATGTCGTCGGCGATGCTGCGGCCACGCTCGCGCTCTCCCAGCCGATGCTCGCGCCCATCCGGGCGGCCGGCTACCCCGTCGCCTTCGTCGCGCAGGACGGCCAGGAGTCGCTGCCCGTCCCCTGGGATGACATCGACGCCCTGTTTATCGGCGGCACGACTGAGTGGAAGCTCGGCGACGGCGCGGCCCAGCTTGCCCGTGAAGCCAAGCGGCGTGGGAAATGGGTCCACATGGGCCGCGTCAACAGCCTCAAGCGGATGCGCTACGCCGAGTCGATCGGCTGCGACTCTGCCGACGGGACGGTGCTCAAGCACGACCCGTCGCGCCCCGTCCACGAGTGGGGACCGACCGTGCTGCGCGAGCCGTCCCTCTGGAGGCCAGCATGAACGGTGACAACCCCATCTCTCCGCTGCGGGCCGAGACCTTCGTGAAGGCCCCGGTTCCACATCATCCTGACCAGATGGTCATGTTTCCCAGCCCGGTGGACACCACCTTCTCGGTGACGCCCGGGAAGGGCTCTGAGATCGCTATCACGATCCGCTTTCACCGCACAGATCGCCAGAAATGCACCGCCTGCGGTCACCGCAGGGTGTGCTTCTACATCGGCCTCGGGAACGTGATCGCCTCGCCGGCCATGTGCGCTCGCTGCTTCGGTGTTCGCTGATGGGCCTCTCCCTCTTCCCGGCAGGCGAGCCCCTCCGCATCTCGATCTCGGCGGGCTGGTGTTCGTCGCGGAACGGGGCCCTCATAGGCTTCGGCTCCACACCGGCCGGCGTGGTGTTCGGAATGGCCGTTCTCGAGGATGGTCAGGTCCAGGCCCTGGCCCTTGATGAGTTCAAGGTGGACTGGCAGTACGACGCCACGACTGACCAGTGGGTAGACGTGAATGCTCGCCGGGCAGCAGAAGTTGACCAGGAGATCTAGCGGAAGGGGTAGCGAAGGCTGTAGGCTTCGTGGTACAACTTCATAGGGTCTCTTGGTCGCAGCTCCGCGCCTCTCCTGGTTGACCTCCGGGCCAGCGTTGAGAAGCACCAGCCCCGAATGGACGGGTCGCCCCTCTTGGGCGGCCCGTCTTCTCTTTTCCCCGCAGGAGGGCCCCATGGCTCGCGTCACCTGGGTCAAGATCGCGTCCTGGCACGTTCTCAAGTTCGACGACCCGGCCTCGACCGCGTGCGGTCTCGAGGTGGGCGACGACGACGAGCTCCACGAGGGCCTGCCTTCGGACTGGTACGAGACCAAGTCCTGTGAGACGTGCCTCCGCATCAAGGAGGCCAAGGCCGAGCAGGAGATGGCCCTGATCCCATGAGCCGCTACATCATCGCCAGGTTCAGCTTCGATGCGACCCACAGCGATCCCCTCGAGACCCCGCACCTCCATGGACACCACTTCGTCGTCGAGGTTACCGAGCAGACCGAGGTGACCACTCAGATCGTCTGGAACCTCCAGGCGATCTGTTCCGAGCTCCATCTGCACCAGCTCAGTGACATGCTCGTGGGCGGCTCTCAGACGGGCCAGGGGATCGCCTCCTGGATCATGGAGCGGCTCCTGATCAACCATCCCAAGATCACCCGTCTCGAGCTCTGGTGGGATCCAGACCTCCGGTACGGGATCACGAGGGACATCCGGTGAACCGAAAGTTCGACTGGACCGCCATCGAGAAGCAGTACATCACCGGGGAGATGAGCCTGCGCGAGCTCGCCCGCATGAACGGGATCGCCAACCACTCCCTGGTGATGGGTCAGTCCACCCGCCACGACTGGGCCCAGAAGCGTTTCGACTTCCGCTCCCAGCGGAACGAGAAGGCCATCACCTACCTGGCCGACGACGAAGCCAAGCGGATCGCCCGAGAGGTCGAGGTGCGCGACAACGCCATCGACCTCATCGACGAGGCGATCACGAAGATGCGGGCCCAGCTCCACGAGACACGCGACGTTTTCCGCCACGACGAGTGGATCACGGAACCGCTCATCGTGGTCAAGCCGGCCGACGTGGCGCTCCTGATCGACCGACTGAACGTCCTCTTCGGACGGCCGTCCAGCATCACGGAGGAGCGAAGCCTTGGTATCAGCCTTTCCGCCGGAGGAACCCTCGGACCCGACATTCTTCGAGGCATTGTCGAAGCGACTCGGGGCATCGCTGACTCCGACGGAGCTGCACGATCTCCGATCCCACGCCTTAGTCGAACTAGCTCGAACTGATGGCCCGGAGGCGGTTTTCGCCTACGGCGAGTACGTCTTTGGGTATGTCCCGGCGATCCATCACCGGGAGATGGTGACCGAGACCCTGGACGCCATCTTGCACCGCGAGAACGAGGTCTACCTCCTTCCCCGGGGCGGGGCGAAGACGACCTGGGACAACACGATCCTGTGCGCCTGGATGACGGGGAAGTTCCCCGACATCCGCATCGGGATGGTCAGCAACACGGACACCCAGGCCAAGGACTTCAGCCGGGCGATCAAGTACACCATCGAGCAGAATGCGGCTCACCGGACGGTCTTTCCCGAGAGCAAGCCCTCATCGGCCAAGTGGACCGACAAGGAATGGCTCTGCGCCGGATCCCGCTGGCTGGGATCCAAGGACGTCACGATGTTCGCTGTCGGCGTTGGTGGCGCGATCATCAGCAAGCGTTTCGACCTGATCCTGATGGACGACATCCTCGACGAGGAGAACACCCAGTCGGTTGATCAGCGCGAGGCGGTCGAGGTCTGGTTCAAGAAAACTCTGAAACCTTGCCTGGCGCCGGACGGCGTCGTTGTTGTCATCGGGACACGCTGGGGCGAAGAGGACCTCTACGAGCAGTTCATGAAGCCGACCTACGACGGCGGCTTCGGCTGGAAGAGCCATGTCGTCGCAGCCCTGACCGAGGACGAGCGCGGCCGGCTCGTCTCGTACTGGCCCGAATACTGGTCCGTGGACCGGCTCCTCAAGGAGAAGGAGGAGATGGGCTCGGCCCTCTTCGCCTGCTCCTACCAGAACGACATCAGCGGCCTCCTCGAGGGCAACATCTTCCACGGACCGTTCAGTCACTTCGACGTCTTGCCGGCGGGAAAGTTCACCCTCCGCATGGGTGTGGACCTCGCAAGCTCGATCAAGGAGCGAGCCGACTACACCGCCCGCGTCACCACGGCCGAGAACCTCGAGACCGGCGACTTCTACGTCCTATCGGCCTACCGCGACAAGCGCGAGAGCCACCACGCGGAGTTCGTCTACGACGGCTGGATGGCCTACCCGAACATCGGCCTGGTCATCGTCGAGAGCCAGCAGTTCCAGTCCACCCTGATCCAGGAGGTCATGGCGACCTACCCCAGGATCCCCATCGAGGGCAAGAAGGCGGACGTGGACAAGGTCACCAGGGCCAGGGCCGTGGCCGCGAAGTACGAGGCCCACAAAGTCCACCACCACACTTCTCTGCGCGGGACAGCCTTCGAGGTCGAGCTCCTGTCCTTTCCCAAGGGCCATGACGACTTCGTCGATGCCCTGGGGTACTCGATGGACATGGGCGGCGATACCTTCTTCTTCGGAAGCCTGAAGCGTTGACGCCTAACTTTGGCGTTGTTAGTCGTCGATTTTGCATGAGGTGATGATGAGCGAGCAGATGCCCGAGCGGGCGTGGACCGAATACGAGTTCAGAGACGGGAAGCGCCTCGTGCCCGATTACATCGCGGCACTGCTCTTTGGCATCGAGACGCACCGTCTCACCTATGAAGAGGCCATCGCGGCGGCAAACGCCAAGGCCGAGACCGATTTCCTCAACGCCCAGCAGGACCGTGTTCTTGCGGCGCACTTCAAGGAGCTGCGCTGATGGGCGTCATCTCGGACATCCTGACCCGGTCGTACCGGACTAGCCCCAAGAACCTTCCACCGGGCAGCGCCAACCTGATCTTCCAGGAGCGCGGGAAGGTCGGGAAGTCGAGCTCGAGCCTGTTTCGCAACTGGGCCGAGCACTCGGAGTGGATCCGGGCCGCGATCAACGTCCGCAAGGCCCAGGTCTCCTCAGCCGAGTGGGACATCGTTGCCTTCGATCAGACGAAGCCCATCAAGGAGGGCCTCCAGGCCGAGCTGCGCGACCTGTTCACCAGGCCGAACCTGGCCGTGGAGTCCTTTCGGTCATGGGTCGAGCCGATCATCGAGGACATCCTGGTTCTCGATGCGGGGTCCATCGAGAAGGAACGGACTCTCGGCGGCACCATCGCCTTCCTCCATGCTGTGGACGGGGCCAAGGTCAAGGTCAGTGCCCTGTGGGATGGAGATCCAGACGAGACCCGTTACTGGTGGGTCCCGGCGCCGACATACGAGGTCCCGTTCCGCAACGAGGACCTCGTCTACATCATGGCGAACCCCCGAACCTATTCGGTTGTCGGGCTGTCGCCCCTCGAGACCCTGAAGATGACCGTTGACGCCGAGCTCAACGGATCCATGTACAACACGCGCCAGGTCACCAACGCCGCCCCGGACGGGATGCTGGACCTTGGCGAGGGAGCCCGGCCGGAACAGGTCGAGGGCTTCAAGTCGTACTGGCAGTACGAGGTGGCCGGCAGGGGAGCGATGGCGTTCCTGGGTGGCACGAAGGGCGCGAAGTTCATCCCGTTCCGTGGCTCGAACCGGGAGATGCAGTACCGGGAGTGGCTCGACTACCTCGTGCGGAAGATCTGCGCCGTCTACCTGATCTCACCGCAGGACATCGGCCTCTCGTTCAACATCAACCGCTCCGAAGGAGAGATCCAGCAGGAGCTGACCCAGGATCAGGGGCTGCGACCGTTGCTCGCCCTCGTCCAGGACTACTTCACTCGGGAGATCGTCTGGGATGACTCGTATGGAGGCACCGCCAACAACCTCGCCTTCCGCTTCACTCGCCTGAACATCAAGGAGTCCATGTCCAAGGCCAACATCAACAAGTTGGCGCTCGCAGGCATGCCTTACAAGACGGTGAACGAAGCGCGGCAGGACGAAGGTCGCCCTCCCCTCGGGGACATCAACGACGAGTCCAACCCGAACAACAAGCTCATGGCGAACACGCCCCTTGGCGTCGTGACGGTCGATGAGGTCCTCACGGCCAAGGAAGTCGCCACCCCGCCGCCCGCTCCGGCTGCGGGCCAGTCGTCGGGCTCCAAGCCCAAGACTCCAGCCAAGTAACCGGCCCCGGGCCCAGCACAGGAGTCACAAATGGCCGCAACCCTCACGCTTGGCGTGTCAACCGGGTCTACGCCGACCGTCGCCGACGCGGTGACCGGCATCGACCTGATCTCGGCCGACAACAGCACCAACACCCTGGCGAACCGCCAGGCCAACCCGATCACGGTCGGAACCAACTCCTACGAGAAGTGGATCCGGCTCAAGATCGCAGCCACCCCGACGAACTACGTCCAGTCGTTCAAGGTGTGGTTCAACAGCACCGTGGACACCAGCACCACGCTGTTCTTCACGGGCGCGTTCGTGACCTACTACCAGGCATCGACGCGGACCACCATCTCCAATGTGGACGCCACGGGCTTCACGTCGGGCAACAAGGCCACCTGGGACCTGGCGTCGTACACCTCCGCTCAGACGGGCGTGTACACCAAGTACCTCGTCCTCCAGCTCGCCGTCGCCTCGACGGCCGGCCCTGGAAACTGGACGCAGCAGACCGTGAACTATTCCTACGACGAGGCGTAGTCACCAGCAGGGGGGCGGCCGACGTCGGCCGCCCCCTCTTCCTCATCCTGATGGAGGGATCGTGAAGACAGTCCTGATCACGGGCGGGAACGGGTTCATCGGTCGCTATGTCACCGAGGAGGTCGCCAGACGTGGATACCACGCCACGGTCTTCGACACCCGGTACCGGGAGCCAGCAGCGGGAGCAGACCTCGTCCTCGGAGACATTCGGGACGCCACTTCGGTTACCGAGGCCGTCGCCCACGCAGATGGAGTCATCCACCTGGCTGGCGTACTCGGTACCCAGGAGACGATCAAGAACCCTCGCCCTGCTGCGGAGACGAACATCCTCGGGGGGCTGAACGTCCTCGAGGCATGCGCCCAGTACGACGTGCCTCTGGTCAACATCGCCGTCGGCAACTTCTGGATGAACAACACCTACTCGATCACCAAGAACACGGTCGAGAGGTTCGTGGAGATGTTCGTCCGCTTCCGGGGCAGCAGGATGACCGTTGTCCGCGCTCTGAACGCCTACGGGCCTCGCCAGATGGCGGCAGCTCCCTTCGGGCCGTCCAAGGTCCGCAAGATCATGCCCTCCTTCATCTGCCGGGCCCTCACCGGTCAGCCGATCGAGATCTACGGTGACGGGAGCCAGGTCATGGACATGATCTGGGTCGGTGACGTCGCCCGCATCCTCGTCGCGGCCCTCGAGAAGACAGCGGCCGATCCCATTGCCCATCTCGTCACCTACGAAGCCGGGACCGGACGCCAGACGACCGTCAACGACATCTCCGCCATCGTGGCCGGTGAAGTCTCGGCCTTGACCAGCAAGCACGTCGAGATCACCCATCTCCCGATGCGCTCGGGGGAGGACGAGAAGTCGGTGGTCGTGGGTGACCCCTCTACGCTCGATCCCCTCGGGATCTCTGATCTCACGGCCCTCGAGACCGGGGTGAAGAAGACCGTCGCCTACTACTACGCTCTCCTGTTGGCGGAGGGACTCTTGGGGTGATCGTGGACGTCTTCATGTTCGATGACGAGTTCGACATGCTGGAATGCCACCTCTACCAGTTGGCGGGCATCGTGGATCGCTTCATCGCCGTGGAGGGCAATACCTCTTTCACCGGGATCCCCAAGAGGTTCCACCTCTCGGACAACCTGGAGCGCTTCAAGGGCTACCCGCTCGAGGTCATGAAGGTGGACATGACCGGGCCCACCGGTCCGGTTCTCGAGAGACCCTGGATGACCCCGGGCACGATCGACAACTGGTGGCGCGAGAGCGTCCAGCGCAACGGAGCTCGCAGGCTCCTCGCAGACCTCCCAGACGACACGATCCTGATCTACGGAGACGTGGACGAGATCCCTCGCCGCTACGTCGTGAAGAGCTTCGACGGTGAGCCCAAGGTCATGTCGATGACCATGCTCATGTACTCCACGAAGCTCTGGTTTCCCGGGACATGGGCCGGCACGGTGATCGGTCGCAAGCGCGAGATGGGGATCGACGTCAACGCCATCCGCGAGGTGCGCTGGCACTTCACGCATATTGATGAAGCCGGCTGGCATCTCTCTTGGTTCGGCAATCCCGAGCGCCGGAAGGAGAAGCTCAAGCGCCAGTCTCACCAGGAGCTGGCCTCGATCTCCGATGTGATCGGTTCCGACTACCCTGCCCGCCATCTTCATGTTGATGGCAAGACTCCACTCTGGGATTACGGCGGCGATCTGCCGGCCTGGATCGCAGAGGGGAACGGGCCGCAAGAATGGATGCGTGCATGGTGAGAGTCCTCGTCACCGGCTCTGCCGGCTTCGTCGGAAAGCACCTCGTGAGAGCCCTTCAGGAACGCGACATCGAGGTCGTCGAGGCCGACAGACAGACGGGTCACGACCTGACGGTCGCGATGTGGGTCCCCTACTTCGCGGACCACCGTCCGCACGTCATCGTTCACCTTGCCTCGTCCTGCTCGACGCTGGGCAGCATCAACAACCCACTCGCGACTTTCCGGGACACGGTGGTCACGGCGGCCAATGTCTCGGAGCTCGCCCGCCAGTTGAAGGTCCCGCTCCTGGTCACCAGCTCGGTGAAGGCCCGTGACGGCTCGACTCCCTACGGAGCGGCCAAGCAGATGGTCGAGACCTGGACCAGCGAGATGTCGCGCACCTACGGCTTCCCGCTCGTCCTCAACCGACCGGGCACGATCTACGGACCAGGGCAGGAGGGGTCCTACGAGTCGGGCTGGATCGCCTGGTTCCTGAAGGCCGCACGCGAGAAGATCGAGATCACGGTCAACGGGGATGGCCTACAGGTGCGCGATCTCCTGCATGTCTCAGACTACGTCGATCTCCTGCTTCTCCAGATCTCCAGCCCGGCCACCTACATCAACAAGACCTGGGATATCGGGGGTGGATCTGCGAACGTGGTGACCGTCCTCGAGATCGTTGACTACCTCGGGCTCTCCTACGTCTACGGACCCGACCGCTACGGCGATGCCCGCGCCTATGTCGGCCGCAACGAAGTTCCCGGGTGGGAGCCCAGGGTCTTCTGGAAGGAGTCGGAGACATTCCGGTGATCGAAAGAGCCGAAGCCATTGATGGCTGGATGAGCAGCGAGGAACTGACCTGGCTGGCCCGCCAGGCCCGCCGCCACAGCCGCATCCTCGAGGTCGGATCCTGGCTGGGTAGAAGCACCGCCGCCCTGTCCGACAACACGGAAGGCGTGGTCTACGCCGTCGATACCTTCCTGGGATCGCCAGAGACCAACGATGATCCTTCCTGGAAGGACCACCCGGAGCCGTGGAACTGGCTCTGGGAGGAGTTCAAGAAGAACGCTGCCGAGAACATCATCCCGGCGAGGATGCAGTCCGTCGAGGCAGCAGCGATGTTTGCCAAGGCGGGCGAGACCTTCGACATGATCTTCATCGACGGAGCCCACGACACGGAGTCAGTGAAGGCCGACATCAAGGCTTGGAGACCCCTCCTCGCTCCTGGTGGACTCATCTGCGGACACGACTACTTCACGACGGTCAAGGAGGCGGTTGACTCTCTTGTCCCGCGTCCCATGATCGCGGCTGGCACGATCTGGAAGGAAGCCGAGGATCTCCTGCCCTGTGCCATCCTGGTGCCGTCCCTGAACCGGCCACAGAACATCAGGCGCACCGTGGAGAGCATCCACGCATCCACGCCAGAGGAGCACTTCATCATCTTCGCGGTCAGCGATGCCGAGTCGATGGACATTCTCGACGAGCTGGACGAGTGGTATCTCGATGACTCCGACGGCGAGGATCGCCGCTATGTCACCCGTATGAACAAGCTGATCGACCATCTCGACGACGCGAGGACGATGTTCTTCGGATCCGACGATGTGATCCACCACCCGGGTTGGCTAACCAACGCCCTGCGCCTCATGCAGACCGGACCGCGCTGCGTGGTCATGAACGACATGCACAACATGGCCGGAACGCAGGCCGTGATCCACCGCGAGTACCTGAAGCAGGCTGTTTTCGACGCACCTGGGCTGGCTTTCCATCCTGGCTACAAGCACAACTTCGCAGACAACGAGATGTTCTTCACGGCATCTATGAGAGGCGAGCTCGCCCAGGCCAACGACGCGGTCGTAGAACACCTCCACCCGGCCTGGCAATCGCCCAACTCCGCGCCGTGGGACGACACCTACAAGAACGCCCAGGCTGGCTGGACCGAGGACGAGGTTCACTGGCGCGAGCGCCACGACACGATCGAAAAGGAGATCATTCCCTTCGAGCGTCCGATCAGGAAGTTCTGGGGGCGCTGATGATCTCGGTCATCATCCCCACTTACAACCGCACGAAGCTGCTCATGGAACGGGCAATCCCCTCGATCCTCATGCAGTCGCATGGGGACTGGGAGATCCTTGTCGTCGGGGACGGTACCGAGAACGCTACGATGGATGCCCTCGCGGATCTTCAGGCCAGGATCGGCAGTGACTGCTTGCGGTTCTGGAACCTGGCCCACGACATCTACCCCGATGGCTTCATCGACCCCGACAACAAGAGGGGTCCGGCTGGCTGGGGTCTCTACGGCCTGACGGCCCTCAACTACGGACTCGACTTCGCCCGTGGCGAGTGGGTCAGCGTCCTCAACGACGACGACGAGAAGGCGCTCGACAACCACGAGGTTCTGCTCAGGGAGGCAGAAAGAAGCGGGGCTGACTTCGTCTGGGGCATGAGCGACACCTACAAGGGCGATCCGCCCCTACCGACCGGCCAGCTTTACGGACGACTTCCGCTCGGGGAGTCGAAGGTCACGCAGGGGTCCTACATCTACCGCAGATCGCTCGAGTTCCGCTACCGGCGAGATTGTCTGGAGAGGGGCCAGAACGGGGACGCCGACATGTGGGAGCGCATGAGGGAAGCCGGTGTCAGCCACTCGTTCATCCCCCGGATCGTCCACCACTACTACCGTGCCTTCCCGTGATCCCCGTCCTCGCGGTCCCGGTCCTCGATCGCTACGACCTTCTCGACGGGATGGAGTCGAGCATCGACGCCGAGGTCAGGCGTTACTACGTCATCGACAACGGGGGGCGCTACGACGAGGACCGGCGGTGGCTGCCTGACCGACATGTCTGCCGGCCGGGAACGAACCTAGGCTTCGCGGCCTCGGTCAACCTTGCCATCAAGGCGAACCTGCGGGCTCCGTGGTGGTTCTTCGTCAACGACGACATCATCTTCGCGCCGGGCGACATGG